GTAATTTGAGGATTACCTGTAAGATAAACATCTTGAGCACCCATAGCGACTAATTGCATTAAACCTCCACCCATTTTATATTATATATATAGAAAAAAAAAATTAAATTATTAACATTACTATTAATAATTTAATTTTTCATTATATTTTTTTGATTAAACTTTTTCTTAAAAAGTTTTATTTTCTAAAAAAGTTTCTAGTTAGAGTAAGCAAGACCACCCATACCACTCATGATACGAAGGACGTTGTAGTTCATAGCGAATAACCATAAATCACCATCAGCACCCATATTTAATACAGCATTATCAATTCTTGAGAAGTTGCAAGTACCAGAAGGTTGATGTTCAGAAGGTTTTAAACAGAATGAATACATACCAACTAAAGAATCGGTTACACCACCATTAGTTCTATCAGCTTTAATAGTTGCTGTATGACCTAATCCACATTCATATGGTTGAACCATTTGATAATATGCTTTAGGTTGTTCTTTGGCTCTATCGTGACCGTTTAATTGTAATTTAACTGTATCCCAAGCAGCACCCAACCAGAATAAAGCTTTAACAGGATGGTTAAAGTTCATAGTAACCTTAGATTTAGTTTCTTTACCAGTGTGTTGAACTTGTTCAATTAAGTATTCGTGTGATACTTGAGCGAATCTTCTACGTTCATCAGTATCTAAATATAAATAGTTAACTAATAATTTAGGAGTAGCACTAAATGTAGCACCACCATCGGAAGCTTTGCATTCAACATTAATTTTAACTTCGTGATATTGTAAAGCAATTAAAGGTAACGCAAGACCAGGATTTCTGTTAAACCAGAATCTTAAAGGAAGATATACGGTGCCTGTAGTAGCGGCAGGAGAAGCTAACGCATCTCTACGAGCGTGTGTTGAAGCAGATTCGAATAATTCATTGTAAATATCTAACCATTGTGAATAATGTTTATCAATTTTTTGACCTCCAATTTCAACTTCAACTGTTTTAATTAAATCAGTTACATCATTTCCACTAGTACTTCCTGAGATAGAACCAGTTAAATATATTTCTTGAACTAAATCTCCATTTCTTGATAAGGTGCAGTTTAATGTACCAACACCAGTTGAAAGAGAACCATTGAAAGTTTGTTCAATGGCTTCTTTGGAGAAGTTAGTGTGTCTTCTGTAGACAACTTTGAAAAAAGTAATTTGAGGATTACCTGTAAGGTAAACATCTTGAGCACCCATAGCGACTAATTGCATTAAACCACCTCCCATTTTATATTTTTATATTAGAAAAAAATTTTGAATTAAATTTAATTAAAATTTAAATTAAATAAACTTTTTAAAAAAAGTTTTATCAAAATAATTAAATAAATTTTTTTAATTAAAAACGAAAAAAAAATATATTATAGTTTTTATTAAACTTTTTCCTAAAAAGTTTATTTTTGTCTAAACTTTTTGTCTAAAAAGTTTATTTTTGTCTAAACTTTTTCCTAAAAAGTTTTTAGTTAGAATAAGCAAGACCACCCATACCACTCATGATACGTAATACATTGTAGTTCATAGCGAATAAATATAAACCATTACTATCAGTAGCACCAACATTTAATCTGGCGTTATCAATTCTTGAGAAGTTGCAAGTTCCACTTGGTTGATGTTCTGCAGGTTTTAAACAGAATGAATACATACCAACTGGACCACCCGCAGCAACTGTGTCCCAAGCACGAGTGCTTGCTGTTAATGACATACCTGAATGACCAAGACCAGATTCATAAGGTTGAACTAAATGATAATAATCATGAGGTTGAACTGCAGCTCTATCATGACCATTTAATTGTAATTTAACATCAGTCCATGCTCCACCACTCCAGAATAAAGCTTTAACAGGATGATTAAAGTTCATATCAATATTAGTTTCGGTTTCAACACCAGTATGTTGAACTTGTTCAATTAAGTATTCGTGTGATACTTGAGCGAATCTTCTACGTTCGTCAGTATCTAAATATAAGTAATTGACTAATAAATCAGCAGATATAGCTGATCCTGTTGCTGTTTCTCCACCAGTGACTGCTAAAAATTGCATATCAGTTTCTGCCGCTAATGTCATATTAATTTTAACTTCATGATATTGTAAAGCAATTAAAGGTAAAGCAAGACCGGGATTTCTATTAAACCAAAATCTTAAAGGAATATAACAAGTAGCAGGAGAATTGTGATTTGTCTCGGCAACAGAATTCATTACATTTCTATAATCATGACTTGTTTCAAATAATTCATTATAGATATCTAACCATTGTGAATAGTGTTTATCTATTTTTTGACCACCAATTTCAACTTCAACAGTTTTGACTAAATTTGTTACATCATTTGCAGTCCATTTACTACTATTAGTAGTAGTGCAAGTTAATGTAGCTTTTAAATAAATTTCTTGAACTAAATCACCATTTCTAGATAAAGTACAAGATAATGAAGAACCAAAATCAACACTACCATTGAAAGTTTGAGCAATACATTCTTTTGAGAAGTTAGTGTGTCTTCTGTAGACAACTTTAAAGAATGTAATTTGAGGATTACCTGTAAGATAAACATCTTGAGCACCCATAGCGACTAATTGCATTAAACCTCCACCCATTTT